GTCCCCGAGGCCGAGGACGCGAAGCGGCGGAGGTTCTTCGGTGCCAGCGGCTCCCGCCCGGCGTAAGGCCGGGGCCCCGCGGCGGCGCTCGAGCCGCTCCCGCCCGGCGACCGCCTGGTGGGGCGCCGGCGCGCCGCCCTGGGAACGCTGGCCCGGTGTGACCGTCAAGCTGGAGGCCGTCTGGCAACCCAGCCGGCGGCGCTGGGAGAGCCGGGACGGGCGCTACTGGTATGATGCCGAGGCCGGGCAGCGGGCATGCGACTTCTTCCCCGCCTTCCTCAAGCACTTCATCGGGGAGTTCGCCGGCCAGCCCTTCGAGCTCCTCGACTACCAGGCCCTCCTGCTCTCGAAGCCCCTCTTCGGCTGGAAGCGGACCGAGGACGACCGGCGGCGCTTCGGGAAGGTCTTCGCCTTCCTGCCCAAGGGCGCTGGCAAGAGCCCCTGGGGCGCCGGGACCGGGATCTATCTCGCCATCTGCGACGGGGAGCCAGCGGCGGAGGTCTACGCGGTGGCCGGGGACCGGCAGCAGGCGCGGATCGTCCACGACAACGCTCGGATCATGGTCGAGGAGTCCCCCGACCTCTCGGAGATGTGCGAGGTCCTTCGGGACTCGATCTATCACGCGGCCTCGCGCTCGACCTACAAGGTCCTCTCCTCCGATGCCTCGACGAAGCACGGGTTCCGGCCGCATGGGATCATCTTCGACGAGCTCCACAACCAGAAGGATCGAAAGCTCTTCGAGGCCCTGACCAAGTCGATGAAGAAGCGGCGCGAGCCGGTCCTGATTATGCTGACCCACGCCGGGGACGACGACGAGACGCTGTGTTACGAGGAATATGACTACGCGAAGAAGGTCCTCTCTGGCACGGTCCCGGACGACGCCTGTCTCCCGGTGATCTTCGAGGCGACGCCCGAGGAGGACTACCGGAACCCGGAGGTCTGGCGGCGGGTCAACCCGGGCCACGGGATCACGGTCCAGCATCGGGCGATCGCGGCGGAGTGCGAGGAGGCCCAGGTCGAGCCCCGGAAGTTGAACGACTTCCTCCGCTTCACCCTCAACCGCTGGGTCAATCAGGCGGTGGCCTGGATCCCGATTGATTGGTGGGACCGCTGCCGCGAGCCGATCGCGCGCGAAGGGCTCGCCGAGCTCGCCGTCTTCGGCGGCCTCGACATGGCGCAGAAGCATGACCTGACGGCGTTCGTGCTCCTCTTCCGGGAATACACCGAGGGCCCGGCGCCCACCGTCGAGCTCGCGACGCGGACCGAGAGCGAGCTTGCCAGCGAGACCGTCAAGCGGGAGGTCTCGCTCAACTTCCGGATCTCGCTCCTCCCGCACTTCTGGATCCCGGCCGATACGATGCGGGAGCATGAGCAGAAGGACCGCGTCCCCTACGGGCAGTGGGTTGCCCAGGGCCTGGTGACGGCGACCGAGGGCAACATGATCGACTACGACCGGGTCTTCAAGGACATCGTGGCGATCTGCGCGCCCTACCCGCGGCTGCAGGGCTCGCTGATCGGCTACGACCCAGCCTTCGCGTCGGATATCGCCACGCGGCTCCGGGACAAGGCGGGCTACCCGATCGTCGAACTCCGGCAGAACTTCGTGACGCTCTCCGAGTCCTCCCAGCTGTTCGAGTCCCTGGTCCATGCCGGCCGGGTGCGGCACGACGGCCACCGCTGCCTACGGTGGAACGTCGAGAACGCGATGGTCAAGCGGACCGACGACGGCCTGATCCGGCCCGTCAAGCCGCGCCAGCAGTCGAAGCGGGTCGATGGCCTCCTCGCGACCGTCTTCGCGCTGCGCTGCGCGCTGACGATGCCGGAAGAGACCGCGGCGCCGAGCGTGGGGCTGCTATGAGCCTCGTCCCGCTCCGGCATCGCGGCGACCCGCGGGCGAACGTCCCGCTCACCGTCGGGGCGATGATCGCCGCCCTCGGAATCGCGGCGCCGACCCCCGCCCCGGTCGTCCAGGAGTTCGTCCCCGGCGCCGTCGTCACGCGGGAGGCGCTGCCCCCGCTCGAGCGCAAGGTCGCCGTCAAGCCCGCAGCGAAGCAGCCGCATCGGGACGCGCCCCGCGGCCGGTGGACCTTCTACCGCGATGGCGCCGTCGATCCGTTGGGGACGTTCCATTCCTACCGGGCCCTCCGGCGCGCGCTCTTCTCGCATGAGGACAACTTCGGTCGGATGAGCGGGCGGCAATGGGTGAAGTTCCGCAAGCGGCTCCGGCGCGAGATGCCGGACCTCGCCGAGCAGACCGTCCCGGAGCTCGTCTTCGGGCGCGGAAAGGCGCGGGCCGGATGAGGCGGTTCGGGGCATGGCTCCTCGGACGCTGGCGGGCGCTCGATTTCGACCTCCGCGACGCGGAGTTCTACGGCGGGCTGATTCTCGTCGGCGCTGGCACGGGCCGCTGGCCGATCGTCGGCGCCGTCCTCGCGGCCCATGCCTGGGCGACGCCGTTCCTGCTGAGAGGAAGCCGATGAAGCCTAACAAGGCGGAGCGTCAGCGGATCGCCGGCCGAAAGCACTATGCCGCGCACCGGGAGCGCGTGCTCGCCGGACAGGCTGAGCGGCGAGCGGCGAATCAAGAGGCGATTCGGGCCAAGGCCGCGGTATATCGGGCCGCGACCCGCGAGGAAGCGCGGGTCTACCAGCGAGCCTATTACGCCAAGAATCGAGAGCGCGTGCGCGAAGAGCAGCGGAAGTTCTATCTCGAGCACGCCGACAGGATCAATGCGGAGCGCCGCGCCTTCCGCGCGCGCCACCCAGAGAAGGTGCGCGAGTGGAATGCGCGATTCCATCGGAAGCATCCTGGCTACTACTCGTTCGGCGTCGCGCGCCGTCAGACTCGGAAGCGCAAGGCTCCGGGGCGCGGCATCACGAAGGAGCAATGGCTAGAGATTCTGCGCGGCGCGCTGGGTCTCTGCGCCTACTGCGGCGAGCGGAAGCGCCTCTCGCTCGACCACATCGTTCCGCTCTCGGATGGGGGTGAGCATGATGTGGAGAACGCCGCTGCCGCCTGCAAGTCGTGCAACAGCAGCAAGCACAACGCGAGCCTGCTTCTGTGGATGGCCCGCCGACGTCTCGAGGGGAGGCGGGCGTGAGCATCCTCGGTCGCATCGAACGTCCTAAGTTGTTGTCCTCAGTGCAGTTTGAACCATTGGACGACTTCTGGTTTAACCCGACTGCCTCGCCGACGATGGCCGGCTTCCCCATGTCGCCCGACATGGCGATGCGGTGCTCGACCGTCTTCGCCTGTAACTCCCTCATCCTGGAAACCGTCGCCTCGCTGCCCTGCATCCTCTACCGCCGGCTCGATGATGGCGGGAAGCAGCGCGCGAAGGAGCACCGCTGGTATCGGCCGATCCGCTACCAGCCGAACCTCAATATGAGCGCGATGGACTTCTTCGGCTTCGGCCAGTGCCACCTCGGGCTCCGCGGCACGTTCGCCGCAGAGATCAACGAGACCGACCCGACCGCGCCGGCCCTCTTGCCGATCCATCCGGACCGGATCACCGTCGAGGAGCTCGCCAACGGGCGGCTCCGGGGCCGCGTGCGGGACCGCCTGACGGGAACCGAGCGGATCCTCTCCCAGGATCAGATGCTCCTGGTCCGCGATACTTCGATGGACGGGGTCGTGGGCGTGGCCCGTTCGTTCCTCGCCCGCGAGGCCATCGCGCTGGCGAGCGCCGCGGAGGCGATGTCCGCCGGCTACTTCAAGAACGACGCCACCGGCCGGCTCCTGTTCTCCTTCCCGAATCCGCTCTCCGACAAGTCGAAGCAGGAGATGACGGAGCGGCTCGAGAAGACCGTGATCGGCTGGCAGCACTCGCGGCGCCCGATGTTCGTCGACCAGGGCGGGAAGGTGGAGCCGCTCGGCGGACCCGACGAGGCTGCCTTCCTGATCGACCCGCGGCGCTTCCAGGTGGCGGACATCGCTCGGTTCTGGCGCGTCCCGCTCTTCATGATCGGGCTCGAGGAGAAGAGTACGACCTGGGGAACGGGGATCGAGCAGCAGAAACAAGGCTTCGTGGACTTCACCATCCGGCCCTGGCTCACCCGCTGGCAGCAGGCGCTGGCCCGTGACCTCCTGACCGAGGACGAGCAGGAGGAGTTCTTCTTCGAGTTCCTGCTCGATGACCTGCTCCGGGGCGATATTCTCGCCACGGTCCAGTCGCTCAACATCGAGAAGAGCGCCGGGGCCCTCTCCCGGAACGAGTGGCGCATCATCCGCAACCGGAACCCGGTCCCCGGGGGCGACGCCTTCCAGGAGACCCCGCCGGGGACGGCCCCCAACGGCGGCGCGGCTGGGATGCCGGAGGCGATGCCGGGGAAGATACCCGCCGGGATGCCGGCCGACGACGTGGCGGGGGACGAGCAGGCGGC